GGCAGGTACTGGTCGACGACTACCTGCGCGCCGTTCCAGAAGAAGCTGCGGAACCCGACGTGGACGTCCGACGTCTCGTCGTTGAACCTCTGCTGCGGCTGGAGCTTGTTCCAGAAGGCATCCCACACCGGCTGCGTGGTGGTTAGCATGTCCGGCTTCTCGACGCCGAACCATGCGGAGCCGTAGGCCGTCTGCACAGCGCCCAGCGAGAATGCCAGGGGGTTGGCGTAGTAGGCGTTGATGCCGTTGTTGGCGCCGGTCGCGATGTCCGAGCGGGTGATGCCGCCGTACATCGGATAGTTCGAGCCGTCGTCGATGGCGGCCGTAAAGCCGTCCAGATCGATGGTCGAATTCAGTGGGGAACCGGCAGTAGGGGTGAGGCCGCCGTCGCCGTAGATGTTCACGCCCAGCAGCTTGGCCATCTTTCCCGAAGCGTTGATCATCTTCGAGCCGATGAAGCTCATGGCCGCTTCCGGACCACGGTTCAGAATCTGATCCTGGCCGTAGACGGTGACGTTCACATAATAATTTTTCACCTTGAACTGCAAGGTGGTGTCCGTCTGCACTGCGGAGGTATCGAATGCCTGCCCGCGCTGGTACGCTCCGCCCTTCAGCTCGGCGTACATGATGTTGTGCATGATCGTCCGGCCGCCGGTGAATTCAAAGCGCCGCTTGGACTTCAAACGCGTCAGAACTGGAGAGTTCTTGTACACGTTGTCCGTCAAGTACGGAACGATCATGTCGTTCGTTTTCCCTGTCAAGTCATTCCATGTCAACACGTTGAGCTACCTCTGCCCATCTGGGCCAGTGATTTGTAGTTCTGGGTATGGCTCACTGATCCATCGGACTCGGCTCACATTGGCTTTCCGATTGACCTACAACTTCGCTGCCCTCACGGCTCGGCCTGGCGGCTTCCGTTCGGTACATCTCTGCGGGGACTGCCGGCGCCCGCTACGCCTTTCCTGCAACCCTCAGCTCAGCGCCGGCCTTGCGGGCCTGCTGCTCAACCAGAGTCTGAAAATCTTGAGGCTCCGCACTTCTTTCCAACATCTGCCGCAGTGCGCCTTTGGGCTCGCCCTCCTGCGGGATGTAGTCGTCGCCGCTGCCGGTCTCTGCCCGCCGCGTTGCCGTCCGCTTCTGCACCTCGGCCTCGATCCGCTCCTCGACAGACTTCTTTTCGCGGTAGGGTGCCATCAGCTTTTCTTCCACGGCGAAGGGGTCGAAGTTCTTTTCGTCCGACATCAGCTTGAACATCGCCTTCTGCCGGTCGGCATCCCACTTCTCGCCGGTTTCCTTCTCGAATCGACTCGCCACAATCGCGGTTGCCGAGGAAAACCCGGCTACGAACGGGATCGTCTTTTCGTTGAATTCCGTCTCTTTCGACTTCCAGCCGGTGACAAATTCCTCTTGGGCGATCTTCCGCGCCTCCTGCTGTACCAGCGCCTCATGCTCTGCCTTGGTGACGCCACCTGCTGCGCTGACGATCTCCCGCACCCGCTTGTCCAGCTCTTCCGGCTTCATATCCGCTCCTGCCAGCGCCTGTGCGCGGGCCTCGTCTCGCTCTTGTTCAAGCTGTGTCTTCTGGACGCTCCAGACCTCTTCGCCCTCGTCGTTGATGAGGCCCTTCTCGACCAGACCATCCCAGATAGGGACATTGCGCTCGGCCCAGGCATCCAACTCCGCAGCTCGCGCGATAGCCTTATCGGCCTCCGCCTTCTGAGCACTGAATTCGTTCATCCTGCGGCTGTAGTCATCCTGCCGGAGCCATCCCTCTTTCACCTCGGGATGCTTGGAAAGTGTGCTTTCAAAGAGCTTGCGTTCGTCCGCACTGAGCGGTGCAAGTGTTTCTTCCAACGTCTTGACTGCCATTTCTTCCTTGCTCCTTCCATCCTTCCCTCGCGGGCTCGGAATGGGTCTGGTGCGCTAGGGTTAGCGGTGAATGGTTATCCGGGCATCGGCCCCGGTACTGGCGGACCTTGCGGACTCGGCCCTCCCGGACCCGGCCCTCCCGGAGGCGCATTCGGGTTCGGTGGTGCCCCCGCGCCCTTCGACTGTGGCCCTTGCTGTTGTGACATCGCCAGTCCCACCTTCAGCGTGGCGAGCGCCTTCTGCACGTAGGGCCGCATGGTGTCATCCTGCAACCCCATCAGAATCTTTTCGACCGTACCAATCGCGATCTCAGCCGGGCTCTTGCCCTGCTGCTGCTGCGCCTGGCCGACACCTGCACCGAATTCCGGCCCGCCCGGAGGCCCCATCTGCGCCTGCGCCTGCGGTGACATCGGCGGTCGTTCCAAGCCCGGCATTAAAACTCCGAATTTCCGACCTGAGTCTTGCCGGTCTTCTTATTCACGCTGGTGCCCATCGGCTCGACAGTCGTCATGTCGCCCTCGTCGATGAAGGTGCCTATCTGCTGGAACGTACCCTTCTTGAGCTTCGGTGCACTCGTGGGATCGTAGTGACCACCCACGGCGATGTTCGCGCTCATTCCGGTTCCCTTATCTCGGTTTGCCATGATTTCCTTCTTGCATCTGAAAGTGAGGGGAGGGGATTGCCCTCCCCGATCCTTTAACCGCAAAAACTACTTGCGGCCCTTGTGACGACCCTTGCCCTTGCGTCCCTTGTGACGAGCCATGGTGTGGTTCTCCTTTCCGGGGTAATCGCCCCTGGGTTTTATTTCAGCCGAGTCCAATAATTGGACTGCGGTTTCGCGGCCTCCACCGCTTGGCGATTCCCGGATGGGTCCGGGAAATCTTGTGCGGACAAAACAAAAGCCGCAAAAGGGATAAACCCCTCTGCGGCTGCTGAGTCCATCCCGGTTGCCCGGAGTCCTCATCTTTGCCCGTTCACTGTAGATAGCTTTACGTCTGCACCAAAAAATCCGCAAGGGCTTTTTTCTAGCCGCTACTTGAACTTCTTCTTGGTCTCCAAAAGTATCGAGATGATGCCGCCGTTCTCCGCCACGTCAATCGTCACACGCGAAGCGGCCTTTACCGTCCGCGCCCGCTCCAGTGCTGCATGAATCCGCGGTAGGTCTTCAGCCATGAACTTGTCGCCCGGCGGTGCAAGTTCGGTCATCGGCGTGTTCACTTCTTATGTCCTCCCGGCTTTGCACCCGCGGCCGCTTGGGCCTTCGCCATGTCTTCAGCTTCCTTTTGCAACTGCTCCTGATTCTCTTTGCGGTTGATATTCCAGTCGAGAATGTCGAAGAGCTGGTCGCGCGAGATGTCGTGATTCTTGCGCAGCGCGAACGCGATCTGGAGCTTGTCCTGGCGCTGCACGTTGAGCAATGTGCCCTTGTCGGTCTTGAATTTCCACCTGCGCACAAACGCTTCCGAGTTGATGCCCTCGGGAATCATCGAGCCCGGCTTGTCGTCGAGGTCTTCCTTGACCAGCCCCTTCTCCCCCAGCATCTCGATGCGCTGTGCCGCGTCGTAGAACTGCAACGCATCCGCACACCACATGGTCCCGACGTCATCCACGAAGTCTTCGATGTTGCGGCCCATCAGCCGGATCGGCGTGGTCTTGGAGAAGGTCATGCGGTCCAGCGTGTCCGAGCCCGGCACCTGCTTCTTGCCCGCCGCCGCATCCATTGCCGAGCCCGCCGACATCTGCCGCATGGAGGTGAGGATCGTCGAGTACCCCTGAAACACGTAACCGGGAACGTTTGGCGGCTGGCCCCAGGAGGGCGGCGCCGGAGCATTCTGGTTGTAGGAGATTTTCAGGTTCGGCTTCGAGGAATCGATGGCTCGCAGCGCCTCGGGGTGGATCGCGCTCTTGGCCGCAATGAGCGGCGGGTTCACCGCCTTCTTGATGCACTGGAGCACGCCCGACATGATCTGATTCAGGATGTCCTGCTGCGTCATCCACGGGCTGATGACGCTCATTGCATACTGCTGCCACGGCACCGCGTACAGTCCCAGCAACGAGAACGGGTATTTTCTGTGGAAGTACGGGTTGGGCTCGTCGTAGAGCGTGACATCGTTCGAGCGCGCGACGAGGCGCCCGCGCGGGTAGAGCATCTGTCCCGGCTTGACCCAGTAGCCCCACGCCATGTTTCGCGGCCCCATCCAGACGTTCTGCCGCGACTCATTGACCGTCGCGTCCTTCATCCAGAACTCGAGAACATCGGCCCGCGGGTACACGCTCTCGGAGGGAGCGGACGTCGACATCCCCATCATGCGGCGCATGCCGGCGGAAAGCGGGGGATAGAAGTTGGGAGCGACGTTGATCGACGAGCCCGCGCTGGCGGTGTAGGCGCCCACCAGCTCCTGCGGCGTGACGAGTTTGCCCATCCGCGGGTAGGCCCGCTTGATCCACTCCAGCGTGCGGCTCCGCTTGTAGATGACGCACTCGTCTTCCTGAATGTCGTCCAGGCTGTTGATGCCCAGCCGCAAGAGCGACTGCACCGGACAGTGCTCGAAGGAGATGTCGCCATCCGCGGGATCGCCCGATGTCCCTTTGGCGAACGGGTTCCAGTAGATTTTGGCCGGCGCGGAAGTCAGCATGCCGAACATGGTGCAGAATGCCAGACTGCGATTGAACCGCGCCTGGCTGGCCCACGTCTTGCCCATCTTGTTGAGATTGTCTTCGATCTGCGAGTACTGGCCGCTGCCGCTCCCGTCCTTGATCTGGAACATCGGCTTGGTGTCCGTCAGAAGGCCGATGGCCTCCCAGAACATCGACAGCGTTTCATTGGAGACGGGCTTCGACTTGTAGGCTGGCCCGGAATCCTTCCACTGCTGGCCGCCCAGATACTCCAGCGCCGTGGCGATCTGCTTGATCTCCGGCACGTCCTTCTGTGCCGCTTCGGCTTCCTCGAAGGCGGAGTTGCACCACGCCCCGAGCCGCGTGTAGTACTCCGCCAGATGCTTCTGCTGCGGGTTATCCCCTTTGGAGTCACGCTCGTTG